GGCCATTTCGAGCACTGACGTTGAAGCTGTCAAAAAGCAGGTGGCCGAAGAAACGGAAAAGCGGGTTCGGGAAGAAGTGACAAAAGAACTGACTGAGAAATTTAAAAATATGTCGGGTGGAGAAAACGACTTGATCTTTCAAAGCCTTGGGGATGCTACGCCTAAATCAGGTGATGAACTCGGGGGGTCCCCAAATTCAGAAGAAGACTGGTTTGGCCTGCCTGAAGATGCAAGGCGTAAGTTCCTTGGTGGGTAAAGGTTAAGTATTGCTTTGTTGCCCGACTGATAAAAGGAGAACTAAAAAATGAGTGCTACTGAGTTTGGTGTAAATCATGAGCTTGCAGTTAAGCGGTGGTCCCTGGACCTTGCGCGGGAAGCGGCTATTCAGGCATATATTTCCCGGTTTATGGGAACAAGCAATGATGCCCTGGTCAAGGTTAAAAAGGAGCTTCAGAAAGCTGCTGGCGACAAGATCACTATCGGGTTGAGAATGAAGCTGTCGGGCGACGGTGTTGAAGGCGACAACATCATAAAGGGCACTTCCGCTGAGGAAGCGCTGGTGTTCTTCAATGATGCCGTACTGATTGACCAGCGGCGGAAAGGAACCAAGTCCAAGGGCAAAATGAGCGAACAGCGGGTGCCTTACAATATCCGCAGGGAGGGCCGCGATGCCCTGGCAGTCTGGCATGGTGAGGATATGGATCAGATTCTTATCGCTTACCTGTCCGGTGCCAGGGGTGTTAATTCCGACTTCCATGTTCCTCTGACCTGGACCGGACGCGCCGGAAATGCCCTGGAGACCCCTGACAGTGACCATATCATTTATGGTGGGGATGCTACCGGGCCGAGCGACCTGGAAACAGCTGATATTATGAAGCGCGACCTGGTTGAACGGCTCACTGTTAAAGCCGGAGTTACCGACCCGTTGATGCAGCCGTTTAATATCGGCGGCAAGAAAAAGTTTGTGCTGCTCATGCACCCCTTCCAGGCCCATAGTCTGCGGACTACAACCAGCGATGGCGACTGGCTTGATGCACAGAAATCTGTCGGTGTCAGGGGTAATAAGAACCTGATCTTTGCCGGGGCATTGGGTGAGCTCAACGGTGTGGTTCTCCATGAGCACCGCAACGTTATTCGTTTTTCCACCTATGGCAGTGGCGGCAACCTGCCTGCTGCCAGGGCTCTTTTCCTTGGAGCTCAGGCCGCGATAATCGGCTGGGGTGGCAATGGCGGGCCTGGCCGGTACAGCTGGCATGAGGAAATGGATGACAGGGGCAATGCCCTTGCTATCACTTCCGGTCATATATTCGGGTGCAAGAAAACCAGGTTTAACAGCAAAGACTTTGGTGTAATCGCTGTTGATACCTATGCAAAAGACCCGAATTAAGCCAGGGCCAGTTTTATAGATAAAAAGCCCGGCATTTTTGCCGGGCTATAAAGCAAAAGGAGGATAAGGATATGGCAGCAGTAACAAAATATGCTGACGCATACTATGGAGTTATGCCTGATGACAGGCTTGCCGGGATTCCTGCCTGCAGGACCGGCGATTATAAGGCTGACGCCGCATACGATGCAAACAGCAAGGTTTATATGTGTAAGATTCCGTCAGGTGCCAGGATTCTGAGGATTGATTACAAGACCTCAGCCCTTGGTGCCGCCCGGGTGCTCGATATTGGAAACGCTACCGTGGAAGCTAAGTACGGTGAGGCCATTGATGTGAGTTCGGCAGTATCCGGCTCAATCATCCCGGCCAATGCCGTACTTGCTGCTGATGAAGCGATAGTTTTCAAGATCGAGGGTGACACCCTACCCGAAGATGGCGAGCTTATGGCTCACGTCTGGTACAAGATGGCTGACTGCATTGAGGATGAAGCGGCAGTAGCTTCTTAGCCCTCTTGTTAGCAGAAGGTTATTAAAATAAGGGGCTTTGAAATATAAGCCCCTTATTAAAAAAAGGAGGATTTAAAGATGAAGCGTTTTGCGATTTCTTTTTGGGTGTTTGCCCTGGCAGTTCTTCTGACAGCCTGGGCGATTATTAATTAACGAAAGGAGTATGTTTTGTCTGAAACAGTAAAAGTTGAATACCTTGGCAAAACAAAAAACCTGGCTCTAGCCCTGCCTTATTTGTCTGCCAAGGTTGTGTTTAAGGATTCAGAAGGCCATGTTGCCGAAATGATACGGCATGAGGCTGAACAGCTGGTTGCTGAAAATCCCAAAGGGTTCAGGATTATAAGCACCCCCAGCCTTAATGAAACATTTTATTCCGCCGATGGTGACGGGGCCGAAGGAAGTGTGCCGGAAACAGGCGATGACGGCAACGAGCAGGCTGAAAGTGAAGACGCACAATCAGCTGCAGAAGGAGCTCTGGCCGGACTGCAAAAGTACCTGGAAACCCTGCCTGACAATAAGGCGATTGTTGATTTCTGTGAAAGCACCTATGGCGTTGGCGATCTTAATCCGCGCAGGCGGACTGAGAATCTGATCAAGGATGCCGTAGATGCCATTGCCGGGGTCATGGAAGCAGGCACCAATTAAAACCTGGAGATAAACACCATGGCGACAAGCCTTGATACATTTGCAGCCAGGCTTATAAAGCATGTGCCAAGCTGCCCGGCCTTTGCGATTAAGCCCGAAGTCCTTGAGACAATCCAGGACTTTTGCCGGAAAACCTGGGCGATCAAGCGTACTTTTGAATATCAGCTGACCAGTGCAGCTGTAAACACCTATATCAACAAATCGGTTATTATTTATCTTAACCAGGTATTCCCAAACCACAGGCCGGTTGGTGTGGCTGCATTATCTATTGACGACACGCCATATGAACTTGAGCACATGGACACCTACGGCAATATCTCAGAGATTAAAGACCCTGGGCCAAACAGAAAATATTATGAGATTCCTTCAGCACAGCAAGTCCGCTTTTTCCCTTTTGATCTGGCAGACTGCAGGCTTGTCATGGAAATAGCCTTTGCCCCCCTGGATCTTGCAAGCTCGGTCCCTGATGTTTTGTACCGGGACCATTTTGAGGCGATCAAAGCCGGGGCCCTGGCAAGGCTGCATGACATCCCTAACAGGGACTGGACAGACCATGCGTTAGCAGCAAAAAGAAAACGTGAGTATGAAAGTGCTTCAGGTGGGGTTGTGGTGCAAAGACAATACACGGAGCATGGCAGGGGCAAGCCTAAGCGAAAATCGTTTATTTAAGGAATATATAAATGAAAAAGATCCTCATATCAGTCTTATTGATTCTGGCATTGGCCCTGCCTTCTTATGCTGCTGAGGTTGTGGCTGATCGTGTCGGTGAGACATCGGCCACCACTGGAACCGATGATTATTTTCTTGACGGTGCAAGGAGCAAGTATCAGGGCTTTGCCGATGGGATAGGCAATGGCGCTTTAAATCTGTCCGGGGGTTCGGGGCAAATTATAATTACGCAATAGGGGGAAAATTATGGGAACGATAGTTGTTGAAGATATAATTGATCGGGCAGCAATCCTGCTCCATGACAACCAGACAAATGTGCGCTGGCCTAAAGCCACAGAACAGCTTGGCTGGGCAAACGATGCACAGCGCATGATTGTACTGTTAAAGCCTGATTCATATACGCAAAACGAGGCTGTGCGAATGGACTCCGGGAGCTTGCAGTCAATACCCGCCTCTGGTCTTATGCTGCTTGATATTATCTGCAATATGGGCACCGATGGAGAAACGCCCGGAAAGATTGTAAGGCGCATAGACAGGCGCGAGCTTGATGACCAGATACCTAACTGGCACCTGGATTCAGGCGCGGTTGCCGCAGTGGATCACTGGGTTTTTGACATCCGGGACCCAAAACGGTTTTACGTTTATCCGCCTTCAGACGGCACGGGTTATTTGCGCCAGGTTTATTCATCTTCACCCACGGTAATTGCAAGCATTTCCGGGGTTATCACTTTAGATGATATTTATTCAGTGGCAATCCTTGATTACATCATGTTCCGGTCATACTCCAAAGACGTTGACTATGCTGTAAATGCGGCTTGGGCGCAATTTTACTGGAACTCGTTTTTGCAATCCATTGGCCGCATGGACCTTGTTGAGGCCAAGAACAACCCGAATTTGCCCGCCATGTTAAGGGCACAGGCAGAAGCAAGATAATCATTTCTCCGACTGATGGAGAATATGGGGAATCTAACATATGGCAGAAATCATTGCAGATTTGGTTTATGAAACAAGCCTGACGTCAGGGATAGGTGCTATGTCTCTGGACCCGGTAACTGGATACCAATCCTTTGTTGTCGGTGTTGGTGACGGCAACACATGCCGTTATTGCATTAAGGATGGTGTTGATTTTGAGGTTGGCCTGGGCACCGTGACCGCCGGCACTCCCAACACGTTGAGCCGGGACACGGTGGAAATCTCATCCAATGCCGGGGCTAAGGTTAATTGGGGCACTGCGGAAAAGGACGTTTATCATGTCGCATCAGCAGCCTTTCTCAACGCGTTAATAAAAGAAGACGACCCAAGGCTTACTGACGCAAGAACCCCTGTTTCTCACGGCAATGAGGCACACTCCGGGACGTATATTGAAGCCGGTGATGTCACCTTTGAAAACCTGAATGCCAATGGTGATGTAGGCACCGGAACAAGCCAGGTGGCAAAGGGGGATCATGACCATGATGCAGATTATGCAGCCAAAAGCCATGAGTCTGATACCGCAAATCCACATGGCGTAACAGCAAGTCAGGTTGGAGCAGTATCTGCTGTAAGATCTGAAGCATTTACCGAAGATAATGGAGATTTTAATTATCCAGAGCTAATTAACCAAACATCTGACTATGCACCAACTGCGTCAGGAATCACTGTTTTAATTAAAGACCGCCTACGTGCATCGGTTGAAGCCGCCACCGGCGGCCAATGCACGGTTCTATATGATGATGTCGGCCTGCCAAGTTACATGCGTATCATCCCTGCAATGACAGCAGATACACTCATGAGCGGCATGCCAACCACTCTGCACCCGGCGTTTCTTAAAAACGGGGTTAAGATCCCGGAGTTGTTTATCGGCATGTTCCAGGCCTATGTTATCGGTGGCAGGGCATACAGCCTGCCTTACAAAAACCCAACGGTGAACGTGGATTTTGACGCTGCACGTGGCTATTGCACGGCCAAGGGGACGGGCTGGCATTTGATGACAAATTGGGAGTGGGCGGCCGTGGCGCTGTGGTGTATGAAAAACGGATTTGAGCCGCGGGGTAACACGGATCAAGGCCGGGCGCACGATGCGACCTACGAGACCGGCACACGGCAAGATGGTGAGACTTACGCGCCTGGTGATTCCAGCGGCATAGGCAATATTTTGTGCGGCACCGGGCCTTATTCATGGCGGCATGATGGCACGCCTGCCGGGATCTCTGACCTGGTTGGCAACGTCTGGGAATGGGTGGATGGATTTAAGCTCTCGGACGGCCGCATCTACATGCCGGCAGACAACGAGTACGATCTCGCTGAAGGTTCTTGGCCGGCGATGGATCACTGGTTTTCAGATGAGGCCGACGAGCCCACGCTCAAAAACACCGCCGGCACATCAACCGAGGACGCACTATCCGTCGTATGGGGCAGCGTAGCAAAGGAGAGCGACTACACCGAGTCGAATCTGCTCAACATGGCGCTGATCTCGCCGAATGGCGTAATTCCGCAAGGCCTGTTATATGTCCGAACCGCTGGCGAGCGCCTGCCGTTCCGCGGCGGCTCCCGGTACCATGGCGGCAATGCCGGCCTGGCCGCTTTGTATCTGCCCAACGTCCGGGGCGTCTCGCACTCGAGCATCGGCTTTCGCCCCGCTTTTGTGAATATCTGATATCTGGAGTGCTGGAAATTGAAGGATAAAAAATGATCTATACACAACAACACCAAATAACCGACTACATTGAAAATCCAAACTGGCAGCTCTCAAAATTACAAGAAATGATTGACAGTTGCAAAGCAGGAAAACAAGCACGAGCGATAGAAAACGAAGAAACATTTGATGAACAAAAGTTTAATGCTTGGTTGGCTGATGTTCTTTGGCAGCAAATGAACAAAGATGTGCAAAACTATATTTATTCAAAATATGACCAGGGAACGCAAGCAAGCCTTCAGGCTTT